ACAGTTAAGTGCTTCACCCACATAGGAGATTTAGAAAAAGGCATGGAGCTTGTAAATCATTGCTTAAGAATTATAAATGAATGTAATCCTGAGTGGTATGTGATAGAAAACCCTGCAAAGGGTAGATTAAAAGAGCATTTAGGGAAAGCTAATGCAACTTATCAGCCTTGGCAATATGGCAGCCCTTGGACTAAACAAACAGCATTATGGGGAAACTTTAATATGCCTGATAAGATTTATACTAAATGGGAAGATGTTCCAAAGAATGATAAATTATATATCAGACCTAAAAGGCAAAAACCTGCTTTAGTATATTTGCACAAATCAGCTATTGACTTAATACCTGAATTCGAATTTGCAAGAGAGCATATTAAATGTGATGCTGATATAAGATCTATGTGTAGTCAAGGTTTTGCTAAATCATTTTATGAAGCCAATAGATAGCTAAAGGTTTACTAAAGGTTTATCATGTTAAAGTTAGGAACTTAAAAGGAGTACGACATGAAGCGATTTGAGAGATTAATGGAAAAACTAGGTGAATTATTATGGTAGTTCACAAAGGAGATTGCACCACAAAAGAGTCACCAAGTGGTAGATTATGGATAAATGCAATAGTAGATGATATTGCAGATGGTTTATACTCAGTAGCTATCTATGCAGATGATGGAGGTTTAGTATTTCTAAAGTACATTGAGTACGATGATATACAGCCTTATTTTAACATCGAGTTAGAAAAGCAGTATGACTATGGTACTTATACAGTAGTTATTGCAGAAGATGAAGAAGATCATGACGAAGATGATTACCCTTTAGAATTGGCTTACGATGTATAGCAAAGAACAACAGCTTGGTGCAAGTCGCATCAAGGCTAAAAAAGTTTCTACCTTTGGTAAGCGTAAAGTGATTAAAAAGAAGCGTATCACAAACGAAACAGAACTAAAGATGAACAACTGGCTGCACGAAGAAGCTCAGATGAACCATTATAAATGTTTTGTATGTAGCAAACCAGTAGAAGAATGGCATCATATTAAGCGTGATAGTACCGATAAAAAGAACCACTTTCAACAGTTGCCATTATGCAGGTATCACCATACTGGAGATGCTTTATCACCTCATGGAACTGCAACGCTTTGGAGAGATACATACAGCATGGAAGAACAGCGTAATTTTGCAAATAAGATCTATATAAAATTTATGGAGAGAGATAATGGATAAAACAGATGAACTAAAACCACTACACTATAAAAAAGGTGAGGATACATTTGCTTGGGCTGAAAAACGTTTTAACGATGAACAGCTACAAGCTATTGCAGAATTTAATATCCATAAGTATCTATCAAGAAATAAAGATCAAGACGTAAGCGATTTTGGAAAGATAGCAGTATATGCTTTATGGATTAAGGGTATTTTAGAAAAGGAACAATCATGAAAGCAAGAGCTAAAAGATTAGATAATGGCGAGTTTGTTGATGGACAATACCATTTTATGGAATATTGGGACACACACACCATGTGGGCGATAGACCATGCACATAAAATCGACCCACTAACACTACAATACAAAGTAGGTGACTCATGGTATACAGAAGCAGAGCTTGAATTATTAGTACACACAAAGGAGAAGTAATGAGAGAATTAAACTTTATAGATAAATTTTTATCATGGTTTTTTGAAAGAAAGTTGTTTTGCAGAATTGGTTGGCACACATGGCAATGGAAGATTGAAAGTGGTGATACGATTTATTTAGATGGGGAAATACCTAATAAAGCAAAGTGTAAGCACTGCAAGACTCCATACAGTAAAGGATAGGTTATGAACTATCTTCCATAACTTTATTGTAGAATATAGTTATTTTGTCACAAACTCTTGACATAGTGTTAAAAATACGTTATAATATGGCATAACAAAAGGAGATAAGATGACATCAAAAGAATTTATGGAAAATGAGATAAGAGCAGAATTAGCACTTTATAAAGAGTGTTTTGGAACTACAGAAGGGTTTAAGGAATACTTTAAAGATAAAGTGGAAAGAGAAATAAGACAATGCAAATAGAATATAAAAAGGAAGCTTTAGAGATGGGATATATTATCTCATCTGAACTTACAAAAGAGTTTAACAATAAAATAATAGCCACAGTAAGGCTTAGAGATTTAGAGAGTGGTAATTTATCTAAAGAATGTCCATTATTTATATCAGAAACTGAAACACAAGCAATTATAAACGCATTTATGTTTATTAAAAGTAAGTCACTAGTTGAGGAAAGTTTAAAAGTTTGGGGTGAAACTAAAATAAAGGTAGGTGACGAACAATGAATATACAAGAAGAATTAGATTTCCAAATGGACTTAATAAACCCAAATAGTAAAGACTTCTCAAGAACTTATGATTTAGTAGAACATTTATTACAATCTGTAAATTGCCACACTTGTGATAAATGCAAATATTATTTTCCTTTTGTTGATGGTAAAGTGGGAAACTGTGGAAACATGTGCAACCAATGTCCATCAGGAACAACATTTAATTTTGGATGTAATCAATGGGAGAGAAAATGAAACCAAACATAACAAACCTAGCTAAATATCTAGGTAACAGCAGAAACAAATTCTATGAAATGCAGAAAAACCAGCCTAAGCAGTTTGAGCTTATCATGAATGGGTTTAAGTTGTATTGTGAAAACACTAAACAAGAGAGGTAACTAAGATGGAACGAATTACAAGAGAGCAAGCCGAATTAGAGATAGCGAGAGTGCAAGAAAATGGTATTGATATTAAAGACTTTACAGAAAGCCTTTTAGTAGATAGAGAAAGCTTAGAAGCTAAAGTAAAAGAGCTTGAAGAAATTAAATCATCAACTGAAAGAGTGTTACAAGCAGAGATACTAAAAGTAAAAGAGCTTGAAGCCGAACTATCAAGCTATAAAGATAATGTAGTAAGTAACGCCTACTTAGTAAGAATGATAGAAGTCACTTGTGCAGAATACCTACATGGCGATGTAGAAAATGGTAATGAATTGATAAAACAAATATTAAGGTATTTAGATATCGTAACCATAACAGAAGTAAAGGAGTAACAATGAGAGTAATCATACTAAGAACGCTATTGATACTAACATCAATACTGATACCACCACTTGTTATTGGGTATGTTAATTGGGATATCACATTTATATCAACGATACCTGAATGGGGTGAAGGCAGAAGAGTGCTTTATGGGGTTGTAAGTATTCTTGTTATTGTTTTAGCAGTAGGTGTAGCTTTTACTGCAATAGAGGAGAAGCAATGAAAACAGATACAAAAGTATTTTTAATTTTAACAACAGCCTATGTATCTTTTATGGGCTTAGTAGTAGCGATTAGTGGGTGTTTAGCTTACTATGTGGCAAAAGCATTATAAAGGGGTATAGTTGGTAGTAGATAGAAAGAAAAAGTTTTGTAACGATTGTAATTCATACAGGGCTTACAATGCTTTTGATGGATCAAGTACAACGTGCAGAAGTTGTGAAACTAAAAAAGTAATGGATCTTTGGTTTAATGATGGTGTAGAAACATTAAAGAAATGCGTATCATGCCCTAAAGTTCTAAATGCTTGTACTGGCTTTTATATGCAAGATAGTGGAAACTACACAGGTAGATGCAAGTCGTGTATTAATGAGCAGAATAAAGCACGTTACAGAAAATACAAAAACGTGATGAGGTGTAATCGTGGGTTCGAGTTTGATGGTAAACGTATATGCAGAACTTGCGATAAAATAGCTACAGTAGATCACTTTAGAGATACACGTATAGACTGTAGAGAGTGCTTAGGCTTATCAGTTGTACCAGTTAGAAGTATGCCTAAAGCCGATACCGAGTCGAACATAGAAAAGCATAACAGGTATAGACTAAAGCGAGTTGCAGCAAAAAAGAGAAAACAAGACGATTTTAAAAAAAGATGGGAGATACAATGAGCTACTTTTTATCATTAATTGCAGTATTAGCAATAGGCATAGTATTAAGAGGCGTTGGTGGTAACAGTATCACTAACAAAGAGGGAGTTATTACAAGTTTTCATGTAGGCAAAAAGTACAGATGAACAAATACAAAGCGTATCTTTATAGCGAACAATGGCAGCAGATACGCAAAAAAGTATTAAAGCGTGATAAGAATAGGTGTAAAGTCTGTAAAGCTACTAAGCATCTTCATGTTCATCATAAGACTTATAAGCGGTTATATAAAGAGCGTTTATCTGATCTTGTAACTTTATGTAAAGACTGCCACCGAAAAGAGCATAGAAGATATACTAAGATGGAACGCTTTTTAATGGCTTTAAAAATAGTCATTTTGTCATGTTTTTTAGGTTATATGTTTGTTTTAGCTATAATGGAGTATGTTTAATGAAGATGAAATTAAAGTTTTATCAATATCAGTATTATACATATTGGCATTAATAGCGTATGATTTTGAAAGGGCATTTAGTGGAACATAGATTTATATACAATGAAAAACCCGTAGCTGCTAGTAGACCAAGAGTAACTTATAAAGGTACATATACAGCTAAGCCTTATAGAGAGTATAAGGAAAAAATGAAGCTATGGGCATCTAGAACCTTTAAGCCAATGGAAGGTGCAGTAGATATTCATATTTACTTTTATATGCCTATTCCTAAGAGCCTAAGCAAAAAAAAGCAAGATGAGTTAAATGGAACTTTCCATATAAAAAAAGGTGATATTGATAATTATATTAAGAGTTGTTTAGACTCTATTGATGGATATGCTTTTAACGATGATGGGCAAGTAGCACAGATATTCGCAAATAAAAAATACAGCTATACTCCAAGAACAGAAATTTGTATCAAGCAACTTGATTTAGATAATAAAGTATGTATTTGACAAATACTATAAAAAGTAGTATTGTATCCTTAAGGATAGTATTATGAATATGATTAAAGAACTTGATATAAGAGAAGTAGTATCACTGAATGGAAACAAAAAAAGGTACAGGTATGCTCTATTTTCGTGTAATGTATGTGGCAATAAAGTAGAGAGAAAAAAGTTTGATGGCATTAAGCAAAAAAAGTGCTGTGGTGGAAAGTCAAAGATAGCGAGTAAAGGAGAACCACTCCATACTATGTTCTGTGGAATCAGACAAAGATGCAGCGATGCTAAAGCTATAAACTATAAAAATTATGGTGGTAGAGGTATTAAGCTATGTAAAGAGTGGCATAACTTTGATAACTTTGCGAAGTATGCTCTACTTAATGGGTATGTAGTAGGACTAGAGATAGACAGAATTGATAATGATGGGAATTATGAGCCAAATAATATAAGGTTTGTATCTAAAACAGAGAATTCTAGAAAAACTAGGCGATCAATACACACACATGAAGATATTAGGAATATAAAAAAAGAATATGTTACTACTTTAGATACTATGGCAGACCTAGCTGTTAAATATAACGACAGTGCTGGGAATATAGCTAATATTATTTCAGGAAGGATATGGAGTGATATTGATACTGAATATGATAGGTATATAGAATCCGTATCTAAGGCTAAAGAATTAATTAAGGGCGATATATTAAAAATATGGAAAAAGCATTACAGCGAAACACCAAGAACGGAGATAAGTATTAAGCCAGTTCAATAAAATTTTAAAGGAGTTTTATTATGTGTCAATTATACGAGAGAGTAAACAGAATGTTAAAAGGGGATCCTGTGGACGATGTACACGCTAAGAAAAACAGACAAACAGTAGAGTCTGTAAAAGAGATAAATGCTAGAGTGCTTAGAGAGCTTAGTTTATCTGAGGTAGTAGAGTTTGTCTTTAATGAGTTTCCATCAAAGGGTGTACTAAAAGCCTTATCTGTATTAATAGGCAGGGCTGAAAGCATGAAAGATCTATCATCTGCTCAGTCACACGCTAAGGCATTTAAGAACATTAACAGAAGTAACCCTATCGATGATACCACAAGGATAACTATTGATATGCACACACTAATAGATGATATTGAAACTTTTATAACACTATCAACAGATGAGAATAGTGAAGATGGAAGCCTTATATCATCAAGTGAAGCAGAAATCATATTAAAGCTAATACATGACATGGATAAGATACAGACAGACCTAGCTTTATTCGTGAATAACAGGAGAGCCTAGCATGGAGATATACCTCGTTGGATCAATAGTAGCACTTATGATGTTAGCAGTTAGCTATAATGTTGATACAGAAGCTAAAGAGCATAACATATTCATTAGGGCTACAGTAGAAATAGCATTATCATGGTTTGGTGCAATAACAACTACTTTACGCTTGATAGCTATAAACAAGAAGATGAGAGGGTAAACAATGGCATTAAGCACCAACAAAAAGAATAAGATAATATCAGAATGGAAAGCTGGTATGCACAAGTCTTACTATGCAGTATCAAAAGCACATAAAATAACACAAAAAACTGCTAAGAAAATAATTGTTAATGCTGATATGATAGTGAAAGAGTTTAAAGCTATTAAAGCTAGAGATAAAATGGGTACAATCTATGTTATTAGAGCTGGAGACACGAACAATTATAAGATAGGTATAACTACTGGGGATATGCAAAAGCGATTATCTAGCATACAGACTGGAAACCACTTAAAGCTATCTCTAATTAATAGCGTAAGATGCTCTAATATAAATACTAAAGAGAAGATGCTTCATAAAAAGTTCAATGACTATAGGTCGATTAGAGAGTGGTTTATAATAGATGACTTAACAGAACTTTTAAATGAACTATCAAATTTTAGAAACAATACGGTGGTAAAACAAGATGGCTAAACTAACAGCTAGACAAAAGATAAATATTAAAGCTAAATGGGATACTGGACAGTACACTAAAGAGCAACTATCAAAGTCATACAAAGTTAGTGATGTAATGATAGGAAAGATAGTAGGAAAAGAAAAGCCTATGAGTGCCGATATTGTCGAAGCTGGACTATTAGTAGAAAAAGCGAAAAAGTTCGGAAAAAGTTCGGCAGAAAGTTCGGCTATTGATAATGCTATTAAATATAGACTAGATAAAGAGTTTAGCGACGATAAGAAACGTATAAAAATATATGATTTAAGCAATAAACTATTAGACAAAGTAGAATCAATATTAGATAAAGGTACAAAGCAGATAGCGATAAAGGTAAAAGATTATTCTAAAGATGGTGGCTCTAACGAAAGCTTACAAGTAGTAGATATTGATTTAGATACAACAGACGTTAAAAATCTATCTGAAACAGTTGATAAACAGAGTGTAACTCAAAATGTAAATGCACGACACGCACCAAAGCAAGATATAAACCTACAGCAACAACAAACACAACTACAGAACCCAAAGGTAACCATTGTCAGACGCTCAGACAGAGATTAGTTTATCTGATCCACAATTCGAGTTTTTAACTTCTGAAAAAAAGCATACTGGGTTTGTCGCTGGGTTTGGTAGTGGGAAAAGCTTTATAGGTACATTAAAGACCTTATTAAAAGTAATTGATACAAACATACCTAAAGTAGCCTACTATTTACCTACCTATGGCGACATTAGAGATATTGCTTTCGATGGCTTTCCTACTGTTTGTGAAATGCTAGGTTATAAATACAAGCTCAACAAATCAGATAAAGAGTTTACTATCTTTAATGCAAATGGCACTGTAAAAGGTATCGTTATGTTTAGAAATATGAGTGAGCCTGAAAGCATTGTAGGGTATCAAGTAGGTTATAGCCTAATAGATGAAACAGATATACTCAAACAAGAGATAATGGATAAGGCTTTTAAGAAGATACTAGGACGTAATCGCTTAATCGTTCCAGTAGAAGATGAAGAAATCATAGCTGAGTATGCTTTAAATGAGGTTGTGCCTAATGGTGTATATTTTCATAAAAGCAGAAAAATATTGTGTTATATAAATAGCATTGATGTAGCTGGAACTCCTGAGGGCTTTAAATGGTTCTACACTAGATTTGTGAAAAATAGTACAGATAAAGACTTACTTATTAAAGCTTCTACTTACTCAAACATGGAAAACTTGCCTGATGACTTTATTGAAACACTAGCAGAACAATATCCCCCTGAGCTATTTGAAGCTTATGTAAAAGGTGAGTTTGTAAATATTGCTAGTGGTGTTGTATATTCCTATTTTAATCGTAAAACCCACCATACAGATAATGAGATCGAGCCAAAAGAGAATTTGTTTATAGGTCAAGATTTTAACGTGGGCGGTTGTTGTGGTCGTGTAGTGGTTATACGAAAAGGAAAACCAATGCTACTTGATGAATATTGCGTCAATGATACAGAGTCGATTATAACCCACTTAAAAAATGCATACTCAGGGCATAGAATTGTTATAACACCTGATGCGAGTAGTGATAGTAATAAAACAAACAGCAGTAAGACAGATTTACAATTACTAAAAGATGCAGGGTTTATGATAGATGCACCAAAGGCAAACCCTAGAATTAAAAATAGAGTTAATACAGTTAATAATATGTTCTATCGTAATGAGTTATTAGTAAACACAAACAAATGCCCTAAGTCAACAGAAGCTTTAGAGCAACAGGCTTACGATAAAAATGGTGATCCTGAAAAGTTTGCAGGTGCTGATACAGTAGATGATAGTAACGATGCTTTAGGATACATTATCTATCGTAAATTTGGAATAGACAAACAAAAAGCAAAAACAGTTTCAAGACGAAGTGTGTTATAATACTAACAAAAAAAAGGCTACTTATGGCAAATTCTAACAGCCCAGCGTTTAAAAGTGCTGCTTATAATGCGAACGTAACTAAAACTACTTTCATGAGAGATGTTACTAAGGGAACTAAGCACGTTAACAGTCTTAGAGAAAAGTATTTGCCTAAGTACAATAGAGAAGAAAAAGAGGACTATGACGATAGACTGCTTTATAGTGAACTTCTACCATCTACACAAGAAGCGGTTAAATCTATAACAGGTAAGCTATTACTAAAGCCTACAAATGCAGAAGATATACAAGAAGCTTTCGACTTAACGAATGTAGATAACGCTGGTACTTCTTTAGAAGCCTTTGAGCATAAACTTACAAATGAAGCTATTACAGATGGAATGAACTTTATCTTAGTAGATTATCCAGTAGTTCAAGGAGTCGTAACAGCAGCAGATAAAGCAAGAGTTAATGCCAAGCCATACTTTATTATCATTAAATCTACACAGCTTCTAAACTTTCGTACTGAAATAATCAACAATCAAACTAAACTATCACAAGTAACTATTCAAATGAGTTCTTTAGTTCCTGATGGTGACTTTGGGGAAAAAGAAGAAGTATCTTATAAGGTCTACAAAAACGTAGGCGGTGTTGTTACTATTGATACGTGGGGTGATAATAATGGTGAGGTTACTAAGTCAAACGAAACTATCACTATTACGGGTGTTAATGATATCCCTTTAGTTCCATTTTACACAAACAAAAAAGGTTTCTTTGAAGCTGAAAGCATATTGCAAGAGATGGCAGTTCTTAATATCTCATGGTATAACCTAAACTCAGCGTTAAAGCGGTCTTTGATTAGATGTTGTGATCCTACACCTGTATTAAAAGGTTCGATACCATCAGATGAGAATGGAAACGATGCAGATTTAAGTGTAGGTAGCTCTCAGCTATTTGTTATTGATGAGGAGTCTAGCTTTGAATGGGTAGGTGCAGATGGATCTATTATCCAGCCTACTAAAGATGAGATTAAAGATATTGAAACACGTATGAGTAAAATTGCTACTGAGTTGCTTAATAGTGATGCAGAAATGACAGCTACAGAAGCAAATATCAGTAATACAGATACACAAGCTAAACTAACTACTATTGCATCTAATAGAGAGAACGCACTCAATAAGGCTTATGAGTTCTATTGTCAGTTTGCAAGTATCGAGCCTAAAGGTAAATTAGTAGTTAATCGTGATTTTAGTTCTACTAAGCTTACACCACAAGAGGTAGAAAACCTAAGACAAGATTATCTAAATGGTATCATTACCAAAGAAACATACATCAAAGAAAGACAGCAAGGTGGTGAACTTCTTTCAATAGATGATATTTTGGCAGAAATAACAAAAGCAGAAGATGAACTCACTTTAGATAATCAAGAGAATTTCGGTACTGAATAGTGAAAGATACTTTAGATGAGGTTACTAAGCTACAAACGCTTATAGAACTTTATAAGCCTAAAGCGGTAACAGAGTTTCAAATGGCTTTAGTTAGAAACTTAGAGCGTATCATAGGTAAAATTTCAATGATGCCTACTGACTTTAGCAGATCAAGACTTAATGCCCTCAAAAAAGAGATAGCTGATATTATCGTTAAGGGCTATTCACCTTTTATTGATAACTTACTTGATGATAACCTAGAGATGGTAAACATGGCTTATAGTGTTTATGCTGGTGCTTTATCAGATGATTTTGTATCTATCCCACAATCAGCAGTAAAACGCATATTAGATCCTAAGCGTAACTTATTAGGTCAAACACTTAATGAGGTATCAGATGGTCTTAGAGCTAAACAGGTAACTGATTACAAGCGTATAATATCAGATGGTCTTATTCGTGGCTCAGGTGTAGCACCAATCGCTAAAGAGTTAAGAGCTTATAACGATGGTACTCTAAGAAATCATATAAACTCAATAGTAAATACATCTATGCAAAGCTCAATGCAAGAAGCGTATGTTGAAGCAGCTAAACAAAGTGATAGTGTAATAAGTTATGCTTTTAGCTCAGGAGTGCTTGACAGTCGCACCAGTCCAATATGCCAAGAGCAGTTAGGAAAAAGCGTTAAGCGTGGTGAAGATGAACCATTTAGCACGTTTAGAGATAGAGCCTTAAAGAAGCTTATCGCAACACCAAGACACGTTAATTGTAGAAGTAAGATTATATTCGAGTCAGCAGAAGCTTTTGCAGAACGCTCAGATGATGTTAAACCTGCAATAGTTGATAGTGATACTAAAACAGTTAAGCATCGTGATGGAACTACAAGCACTAAGAATATAAATAAGCAAGTGGACTTTTACCCACAAGATATTACTTATGATACGTTCTTTAATAAACAGAGTGCAAAGTTTCAGAGAAGCGTACTAGGTGCTAAAAAGTATGATCTATTCAAGCAAGGAAAACTAAAAGTGTCTGAAATAAGAGATATTCGAAGTAATCGCTTTTTGAGTAATAATGAGATTATGGAATTGATTTAATATTATGTTATAATATGGTAGATGCTGGATAGTGTCAAAATTAAAACGTAATGGATATTACAATGAAACAAATCGAACTATTACTAGGTATGGACTTACCTGATGAAGCGAAAGAGTTGCTTAAAGCTGTTAATGATGGCTATAAGTCTTTAACAGATGCAAATGCTACTATGGTTGATACAATCGCCAGTAAAGAGAATGCAAACGCAGAATTGATACAGGCACGTAAAGACCTTAAAGCAGAATTGCAAGAGGTTAAAGATAATGGATCTAAGACTGATGATAAATCAGTTCAAGAGAAGTTAGATGCTCTCAACGCTGAATGGAACGAAAAACATCAAGCGGTTTTGAATGAGCGTGATACTATCAAAACAGATATGCTAAACAAAACAAAGCTTGATGAGTTCAACAGTTTAAATGTTGCGAGTCTATTACCTAGTGAATGGGATAAGCCACAAGTAGCTATCGCTATGAGTGCTATCGAGTCACAGGTTTTAGGCAATGTTACACATGATGAAGCTATGGGCTGGGTGTTTAAAGACAATGGTGTTACTAAGCTTAACCCAGCAACTGGTAAACCTATGACAATCGCTGAGAGATTTGATGAGGTTAAATCAAGTGGAGCTATCAATATGTTTTTAGCTGATGGTGCAAATAGTGGTGGTGGTACTCCTCCAAACGTGGGAGCTACTCAAACAACTTCAACAGATAAGCCTTTAAACCCTGCTCAAAAAGCTGAACGCATTAAAGAGATAGGGCATGATGCTTATTTAAAAGAAGCACAACAAAACATTTAAGAGGTAAAAACTTATGGCATTAAAAATTGATACTGAACTCGTAAAGACTTCAATGACAGAAACACTTATGCAGAACATCGCAAACTTTAACGCTGGTACTGCTGGTGCAATCGTTTTAAGTTCACATTACATTATGGGTGACTCACAAGATTACTCACAGTTGGCAGAAATTGCTTCACTTGTAGGTCGTAGAGATATCGGAGTAGATACAGATGCAACAGTTAAAGCTGTTAATAGTGCAGATAGTAAATCTGTTGTATGTTACTTCTCAACAGGTTCTATTGAGTTTAAAAAAGCAGATGAAAGACGTTATGGATCAGATGCTGGTGCTTTCTCAGTAGCTATTGGTGAACAAATCGCAATCGGTTTCATGAACTATATGTTAAATCGTGGTATTTTCGCTGTACGTGCTGCAATCGAAGCAAACAAAGCTACACTTGCTGCTGGTGATGGTACTGCTACTGCTACTTATACATTACTTAACACAGGTTTATCTAAATTTGGTGATGCATCAGGTTCTATTGTTGCTTGGGTAATGACTGGTAAAGTATTCCATGATATTATCGGTGATGGTCTTGCTAATGTTAAGACTGACAATGTAGCTGGTGGTATTATCGCAACAGGTACAACTGGTACTTTAGGTCGCCCTGCTTTTGTAACAGATGCTGCTGGTCTTGTAATGAAAGATATTGCAACTGGTCTAGTTGATACAACTTCTATCTTAGGTCTTACTCCTAACGCTTTAGAAATCGCAGAAACAGAAGCAAGAGAAATCTTTAGCGAAACAGTAGGTGGTAAAGAGAACTTAAAAACTCGTATCCAAGCTGAGTCTGATGTTCTTGTAGGTGTTAAAGGTTACACTTATGGTGGTACTGATAACCCTGCTGATGCTGTTCTTGGTGCATCTGCTAACTGGACTCAATCAGCAACAGATGCAAAAGCTTCTGCTGGTATCTTAATTAACGTACTTTAGTACAATACATAGCTACTCTTTATGGGTAGCATAATCAAAAAGGAAAACAAATGACAGTAGTTTACGCACATACAAGAGTAAAAGGTTTAGATGGGGTTTATGCTTCTCCAGCTGGTTTTAATGGTGAGGTTATTAAAGAAGCTACATTAGTAGTAACTAATGATAGTAAGATTAAAAAAGCTTATGCAGATATTGATGTAACAGTAAAAGATTTTACTGCTGATCAGAAAGCAATTCTTTTTCCTAAACAAAAAAGCGAAACTAAGTAGCTTTATAGTGTCATATCTAGGTATGACATTATTAAATCTACAAAAAGGGTTATCATGAAAGAGTTGGAAAAGTTTTATCTATGGAATAAAGATGGTAAGAAGTATATCGTTACAGTACCGACTGACAGAAAGAAGAAGATTGATAGCGGTGATTTTTTTGAGAAAGATCCTACTGCATCTAAAAAACAAAAGAGTAAATAATGGCATTGATTAAGTACAGCGATATAACTAAAACAACTGCTAACAGCTACATAGACGAAACAGATGCTCTAGCTTTTATCGCTGATATGCCTACAACTACAGATATCACAGCATTTATAGCATCTACTGAAAAAGACCAACTACTTATGAGGGCTACACGTAGAGTCGATATGTTTATGTATTTAGGTGATGTATCAGACGATACCCAGCTATTAAAATTCCCTAGAACTAGCTTATTTAATGCTAATGGTGCTTTATTACCTAGTGATGCAATCCCTTTAGAAGTTGAAAAGGCTACTATCGAGATAGCTTTATTTATGCTAGAGAATGATATAAACGCTACTAATGAAAACCTTAACTATGATAGTGCTACAGTAGGAAGTGTATCAGTTAAGTTTAAAAGCACTCAGGTAGCAAACCCTCTTAACCTTATGCTTACTCCATACATAAAGGGATACCTAAAGCCTTTCTTTAAATCTACACGTAAAAGCTTAGGTAAGAACTAATGGGCTTATCTGTATCATTAAGCGGTGTTGCTAAAGGGCTAATAAATAGCTTTGGCGATGATGTTATTCTCAGAACTAAAGTTATAGAAGATATCTATGATCGTGTAACTGGTAAGAATAAGGAAACTATTACAGAAGTAAATGTTAAGGGTGTTTATCAAGATACAGCAGGTGAAACACAAGATGGTAAAATGACTATACACTCAGGTACACCTATTGACTTACATACTACTATTATTCATAATGGTATGGAACGAAGAATTATAGATATCGTTAATGTACAAGCTCAGAACAAAATAATGATTTATGAGGTAATAGTTACTACTGATAATAGAGCTTTATCATGATTAGGTTTAATAGACAAACCAAACAACTTCTTGATAAAACAGATCAAATAGTTAAAGAACACGCTGTTAAATTTCATAGAAAGATAGTAGAAGCTTATCCAGTAGACACAGGACTAGCTAGGGCTGGTTGGGAAGCACCTAAAAATACTTCTCAGTATGAATGGACTGTAGTTAATAATATAGACTATGCAGGGGTTCTATGGCTTGGTAGACATGAGGTAGGCGGTAAAGTATACGGATCGTTACAAATGCCAAGAGGTGGTACTCCGATACTCCAAAGTGTAGTAAACGCTATGCAAAAAAAGCTAAAGGGGTTATAGATGCTTGGATTAAAACAGCTTATCGATGGACACTTTATAGATAATTGGATAGAAACTCCGTTATGGATAGATGGTAATAACTTCAATAACCAAACAGATAAGTATATCAAGATTGTACAAACTCCTTTATCAGATGATTTACTTAGTATAGAGGGTACATACAACAGAAAAGAGATGTTAGTAGAAGTCGCTTCATACGCTGTAACAATCAATGAAGCGATGTACTTAGGCGATCTAGTTACTAAGTCATTAAGAACAGCAACAGACTTTCATGTAAGAACTAATATAAATAATTCTGCTATACAGTTAGATGGTAAGTTATATGTAAATAAAACAATAGCCACCTGTTACGTTAATATCGCAGATATCGCAATATTTAACTTGGTAGATGGTGCTGGTTTCCAGCTAGTAGACAGCGATAACAATTCATTAATAGGATAAACAAATGCCGAATAGAGATTTCCAAGATTATGCAAATAGTGGTGAGCTTATCAAGCTTAACTTAGGTGGTACTGGTGCAGATAATGAAGTAGTACCAAAGAATGAAACAGGGCTTATGGCTTTCTCAAATAGTGCTGATTTAGTTATACCATTAACTACCACTTTCTCAAAGGTAGCATTGTTTGATGTTGTCTTAGTAAATAGTGCTAGAGGTCACATGACTTATGATGATGCAACTAAGCGAATGACTCTATTATCAGATGGTGTTTATAAGTTTAGAGCAGATGGAGCTATGGAGTGTGCAAACAACGTAGAGGTTGAATTTACATTTTATAAAAATGGTGTACAGTTTAACCCAGCAGCAAACCCAGTTTTCGTAGGTCGTGGTGCTGGAAAGCCTGTTAATGTTTCAGCACAAACAGTATTTTCATTTACTGCTGATGACTATTTAGAAATATGGGCTAAGATAGGTTCAGCAGGTAATATTACTATGAAATCTAGTAGTATCACTATTGAAAAAACTACATATTAATTATGTTATAATATTGAATTAAAAAAAAAGGAATTAATATGGCCGCATCATCGGGGATAAATGCTCAGGGTACTCAGTTTGGAATTAGTGTTGATGGAGTTTCATATACTCCATTAGGTTGTGTTAAGTCTTGGGATTGGTCTAAGCCATCAAGAGCTGAGATAGATACTACTTGTGTTTTAGATACAGCTAAGTCGTTTAGATTTGGTCTTAAAGACAATGGTACAATTAGTGTAGAAACTTTTTACGATCGTGGAGCTGGTATTGTATTAGCAGAAGCTTCTTACTCATCAGATACACCTTACCACTTTCAGGTAGAATATTCTGATACAGCAGGTGTTTCAGGAACAGTAAAAGAGTTTCAAGGTTATGTAATTAGCATGAGTGAGTCAGGCGGTGTTGACGATGTTGTTAATATGAGCATGGAAATTAGACTAAGTGGTGACATTACAGAAACTGCACCATCAGCAGTATAATGGGTAAGTATTTAGATAAAGATACTGAACTTAAAGAGTTTAGTATCAGACAAGCAGATGAGGTTCAAGCCTTACTGCTGGGTAATAGTGATGTTATGAATGGTGAAGCATCTGTTAATATTACAGACTTTAAAGCTTCTATGTATTTAGCTATTGAATATGGAACTACTAACAAAGAGATCACACGTGATTATATTCAAGACTTACCTGCATCAAAAGCAGATGAGGTTCAAGAGCTTTATGATGATGTTATGAAGATTAATGGACAGTAACAGATTATTCAAATTCAAATTAGCAAGTCATTTAGGTATGACTGTTAAAGAGCTAGAAGATCGTATGACTATGAATGAGTTTAACGAGTGGCTGGAATATGCTTCTCTTGAACCATTACTACCTGATAGATTAGAGATGATGTTAGCACAAGTCGTTTCTAGTATGGCAGGTATCCCAGCTTTTGAAGCAATGATATCATTAAGTGATAATGATAAAGAAGCTCAAAGGCAAACAGCTTTAAATAATAAAATCAGAGAGTCAATAGGGAGTTAACATGGCAGTAACACAAGAGCAAGTAATAGTTAAGTTATCAGCAGACACAGCCAAGTTACGCTCACAGATGAAAAATGCAGAAACAGCTACTAATAAATCTATAAATGCTATGACAAACTCAATTAAAAGACTTGGTGGTGCTTTTGCTATTTATATGGCAGCTAAAAAGATAGTACAATATGGTGATGCATGGACTGGCATTAACGGTAAGTTAAAACTTGTAACAAACTCAGCACAAGGTTTAGCAGTAGTACAAAAAGAGCTTTTTAATGTATCACAAGCTACACGATCAGATTTAGACAGTACAGTAACGCTATACTCTAAATTAGCACGTAGTACAAAAGGCTTAGGCTATTCACAAAAAGAACTTATTGCAGTAACCGAAACAATTAATAAAGCTATGATTGTATCAGGTGCAAGTGCTGTAGAAGCTTCTGCATCTTTAAATCAATTAGGTCAAGGTTTAGCATCAGGTACTCTAAGAGGTGAAGAACTAAACTCTATCATGGAACAAACTCCAAGACTAGCAGAAGCTATTGCATCAGGTATGGGTATTGCAGTAGGTCAATTAAGAGAGTATGGTTCACAAGGGCTTATATCTTCTGAGTCAGTAATTAACGCTCTTAAATCACAAGGTAAAGCTGTATCAGATGAATTTAGCAAGATGCCACAGACAGTAGGACAAGCTTTTACTAAGTTTCAAAATAGTGCATTAAAAGCAATAGGGCAAGTAGATCAGAGCCTAGGGATAACATCAGGCATAGCAAAAGGTATAAATTATGTTACAGAAGCTATAGACAACGCAAAAAAAGCATTTAGCGTATTTAGTGCTTTTGTAAGTGCTTCATTAACAAAAGTTAAATTAGCATTTAGTGTAGTTGGAAATGCAATTAATGTAGCATTTACAGTCACATTTGAGGTAGTTAAGAAAACTTTCGCATTGTTAATATTCAATATACTACAGGGTATTAATAATATGGCTAATAGCTTTAATATGTTATCTGCTAGGGTTGCAGGACCATTAATAAATACTAATGGGCTATTAAAAGGTCAAGAGGTAGCATTACAAGGGGTTATATCATCTCAAAAATCTGCGAATACAGCTATAGCAGAGTATGATACCGCAGTTAGGCTATTAAGCGAACATAATGTATTAGTAGACATGGGTAATCAATTAAGTATGATATCAGAAGCAACTACAGCCACAAAAAACGACACAGAACTATTAAATGAACAGCTAAAAAATACAGGTGACATAGTTAAAACTGGTACATCATTCTGGGATGCTTGGGAAACAGCAGCTGATACAGCGTTAACTAATGCATCAGATAAAGCCAAACAAGCTAAAGCCTTAGTATCATCTATCAATTCAACGATATCAAGCGGTTTAACTTCTGCTTTTAGACAGTCGCTAGATGGTGTGAATAATTGGGGTGATGCGTTTAAGAATATCCTTAAAGACGTTTTAGCACAAATATTTAAAGTTATTATTGCTCAAAAAATAGCTGGTATGGTAACAGCAGGTGCAGGTGGGGGTTCTACTGGTGGTGGTTCTACTGGCTTTGGTGCTTTAGATGGCTTTGCAAAAGGTGGAGCGTTCCAAGGCGGTTCTAATATTAAAGCCTATGCCAAAGGTGGTGTTGTTGATCAACCAACTTACTTTGGAATGAGTGGTGGTAAAACTGGACTCATGGGTGAAGCTGGAGCAGAAGCAATTATGCCACTTGATAGAATGAGTGATGGTTCACTAGGTGTAAAGGCTGCACCAGTAAACGTAACAGTCATAAATAATGCTGGTGTTAATGTATCTACCTCACAAGATGGAGAAGATTTTAACATAACACTAGAGCGTATTGACTCAGCCCTAGCAGATGGAGTACGTAGACAAACATCAAGCCTTTCTAGTGCTATAAAGAGTGTTAGATAATGACTGATGCACTAAAAGAGCTTTACAGCTATAACCCTATCGAGCAAGTACAGTATGATACTTTAACATTAAGCCATTCTCAGTTTTCACAAACGTATCACCTCGTTAAATCAGATGTAGATATTGAATTTAATAATATCCACTACATTGCATCAGGGTTCACGTTTACACTACCTGAAAAGGGCGGTAATCAGCAAGACTTAACCATTTCCATAAATAATGTAGAGTCTAACATCATAACAGAGCTAGAAAGTGCTTTAAATGAAGCAAACGAAGCTATACAAGTTGTTTATCGTATGTTTATTAATACTTCACCTGATGTAGTTCAATTTGAGCTTACACTACAATTACAAGAGGTATCTATCAATCAATATTCCATAGAGGGTAGAGCTACAAACATAAATCTCTTTGACTCTAAATTTCCTAAACAAAGGTTTGACTCATGGAAGTTCACAGGCTTAACTATTTAGATATCGTAGAAACAATCGGTAAACCTTATAAATTAGAGTCCAATCCACCTTATACATTTAATTGCTGGTCGCTTATCCACTACTTACAACCTCACGCACCAAGCTTTGAGCCTGAGAAACTAAAAGAGTACATAGAGATATTCAATGATCAACCTGAAAAACTAGAAGATAATCAAAGGTGGGTAGAAGTAGATGAGATAAAAGAGGGTGATGTTTTACTCCTAGGAAAAAACAACTACTACACTCATGCAGGTATATTTTTATATGGTAATAAAATGTTACACGCAAAAGATAAGGCAGGGGTAGTTATTGAAAGCCTTAATATGGTAAAATTAAGATACAAAAACATAAAGGCTTATAGATGGCTATAATTAAAGAGATTGACAATGTATTAGCCATTAGTAAAGAGCCTATAAGCCATAAAGGTACATTACTAAGCTATCTTATGGAAAACCACCCACAAGGCTTTAATCAGCCCGTAGATGTGTTTAAAAATGATGTATTACTAGAGGTAGATGATTTTGATTGTAAGTTATCAGATGATGATGTAATTTTAATCGTGTTTAAACCTGCTTGGGAAATCGCAGCACAAGTTGTTATCGCTGCTTTAGTATCAACTGCTATTGCTTACATATTCGCAGAAGACCCACCATCTATGCCACAAATAGGTGCTAGTGACTACAGAAGCGTTAAGAACCCACAATCTATTTACTCTCTAAACACTAATCAAAATCAATTCGGAGCAGGGCAAACAATACCTATTATCTATGGAACTGTTAAAACTACTCCATCACTTATTGCACCACCTTATAGAATGTATGACAAAAATGAGGAGTTTCTATATCAATTAATGTGTTTAGGTGCAGGTACTTTTGATATTGATGATATTCTTGTGTCAGATACATCATCAGAGGATATAAATACTGAATCATTTGAATATAAGATAATTACTCAATCAGATTTAGTTGGAACTACAATTACAGATTTCATTGAATTCACTACAGGTGATGTAAACTATACTGAACTTGTAAATACTGTAAAAATTGTTGAAAATCTAGAGATGCGTGGAACACCTGCAAGTTCAACTATGCTTTTCTATTTGACAGGAAGTACAATATACTTTGGTGCTTATGGTGGTGAATACCCTGATTTAACATCATTACAGAATGGCTCAGAGATTCAGTTATCTAGTACTAAATACCCTGCAAACACAGGCACATACTTAGTTGATACAGTAGATAATATAAACCATACTGTAACAGTACAATCATTTACTTTTACTAATGAACCTGATGAACTAAATAATGTTTCAAATGCAAGTATATTAGCAATAAGACCAAATAGGATAGAGTTCTTTGATCCTAACTATCCATCTCCTGCTTTAATAGTTGGACAGATTTATGATATTACTATAGACTCAATAGATTTTATAGCTACCTGTACTGGTGTATCAACTTCTTCAGGGTTTGAATTATATGCAAGTTTTGATGTTAATTTTTCAAGTGTTCTAGGAACTGGGAAAACAGTAACTATTGGTAAAAAGTACACAACAGGTAGTGCAATTTTTGAAACAACTTATGGTTCTTATGCTATCGCAGAGGGCGATAAGCTACAAGGGCTTAAATCAGTTGAATTAGACTTTGATATGCCAAGAGGACTTTATAACTCATCAGGTGGTGCATTTGCAGATAGAACAGTAGATGGAACAGCATATTTTGATGCTTATTATTCAAATGGAACTAAAGATACTTTTGATTATGTTTTCAGTTATACAGATGATGATAATAGTCCTATAAGAAAAACATTTAAACCTGATGTAATTGCAAACATACTACCAACACATACACGTTTAGCATTAAGAATAAAACGTGATAGTGCTGAACCTGCTGACACATCAAGCCAAGATAAAATACACTTGCAAAGAGTAAAAGGCTTATATAAAAATGATTATGGCAATCAAGACTTTGGGAACGTAACACTCCTTTGGACTAGAATTAAAGCGACTAATGCGATTAGTGCAATAGGTCAACACTCTATCCATGCTTGGGTTACACGAAACGATGTAGGAAACACAGTAAAAGACGTTATCACCGATATCGTAACCAATACAGATTATGGAGCTGGACTTTCTGAAACGCTTTTGTCATTGCCTGAAACTACCGAAACTATCAATGGAGCGTTTGAAAGTGAAGTAACTACAGCAGAAGCTTTACGTGTAGCTGGTAACGCTGGAAGATACGAAGTAAAACAAGATGGTGACTTAATTAAAATCACTAAAGATGATGTACAAACATTGCCAGTATGTATCTTTAATGAAACAAACATTATTAAAGACTCTTTAACAGCTACTTATAGCTTAGGTAAAGTAAAAGAGATCGATGGTTATAGAGTTTTATATCGTGATCCTGACACGTTCCAAGAGAAAGAAGCACTTTACCCTGTAACATCAAGTAGACCTGAGATAGTTGAATTGTGGGGTGTAACAGATAGCACTATCGCACTAGCAGAAGCTACTTATCTATGGAAAAAGTATATCTACAAACGAAATCAAGTAGAATTTCAAACAGACTACCAAGGCTATATACCTGCATACAATGATAAGGTAATAGTATCTCACTCACTATTTAAAAATAGTCAAGCAAGTGAAGTTGTAAGCGAGTCTATCCCAGTATCAGGAAGTAGAGAGCTAGTTTTAGCCGATACAGTAGATGGTACACCTAATCAAATCATTGTAAGAGGGGATAAAGGACAGCCTGAAACATACGCTATCACTGCAATAGTAGATGATACGATTACTGTTACAATGGACGATGCAATAGTTTTATATACTGACTTCACAAGAGAGCGAACGAAACTAAGTATCGGTACTGCATCTAACATGGATAAAGAGTATACTATTACATCTATTAAACCATCTAAAGAGAATAGAATGACAATATCTGCAGTAAATTATGATACAAGGGTTTATGAATGATAGCTTACCCTACTACTTTACCATGCCCTAGAATAAAAAGCCACTCAGTAAGCTTTGAGAATGATATGATCAACAGTAATTTTGATTATGCAAGTACACAGACTCACATACAAAAAGATACTAAGCAGTTTAATCTATCTATCGTTTTAAATCAATCTCAAATGGATACATTTAAAGTGTTTTATACAGCTTTATATGATGGAGTATCACCATTTACAGCAGATTGGCTTATACTTAACGATGTAACCACCAAAACGATACGCTTTACCTCAGAGTATAAGTTTAAATCGTTAGGTGCTTCATTGTATGACTTAACGATTAATTGCGAGGTGCTTTAATGGATTACCCTACTACTTTACCATGCCCTTTAATATCAAGTGGAAATTCAGTTGCTGCTAAATCATCAGTAGCGGTAAACTTTGATTATAGATCAAGGATTACAAGAATTCCAAAGCGTAGAAGTGCTTACACAATAGAGTCGATATTCAATGAAACAGAACTAGATGCATTTATGGTTTTCTATGACTCAATCATTAAAACTAAAACATTTAATGCCACTTGGGTATTAGATGCTAACATAAACTCTAATAAAATAGTTAAAATGATTGACTCACCAAGTGTAAAAAGTCTAGGTAATTTAAGCTATAATATTACATTTACAATAGAAGTTTTATGGTTTGGAACGATTTACAGTAACCCACTTTATCCATATACAACGCTATACCCTAGCAAATACTTATTTCCATCAGGAGTTTAATAAATGGCATACACCAAACAGACATGGACAAACGATAGCGGTTTAGCAATAGATGCTACAAATCTAAACACAATAGAGCAAGGTATAAAAGATGCTCATGATATCGCTGATAGTAAGATAGCATCAGTTAATGGTAAAACAGACCAAGCAGTAACGCTTAATGCTTCTGAGATACCTTATAGTAATGCTACAAGTGGAATTACAGCCACAGATACTAATGGAGCTATTGATGAGGTAGATGCTAGAGTAGATGTTCTAGAAGCAGCACCTACGAGTCCTGATGTTGTTTCTAACAGATCCTCATTTATAGTAAACACATCAACAACGCTAAACAATATGAACCTAGCATCTATTCAAAAGATAGGTACTACAGAGTTTTTATATACTGGTACTGGTGCTAGTTTAAACGTACCTACAACTGGGGTACAGATAGCGAATGATAACGGAGATGGTGTAACCATAGCTAGTGATTGGGCTGATACAACACATACACTAGAAGTTATTGTAAAAGACAATAGTGTAACTGGTGATAACTTACCTTATGAATGTATAAACCCTATCACAGTAGCTACTGGTGTATCACCTAGATTAGATACTACTAACTGGAAATTAGCCGATAATCAATATGGGTATACACTTAAATTTAAAAGCCTAAGTGCTATTGCTTCTCACTATACTTTTGACTCAGTGCGTAGAGAAACAAACTATATCTTAACAGATACAACTGGTATTGAGGTTACAGATGCTACATCATTAATAGCAGTAAATCCTTTCTCAGTAACTATTGGTATTTTAGCAGGTATGAATACAAACTTAGCTACTTACGTTCTAACAGTAGAACAAACAATCCGTAGAACAGCAGGGTATCGTACAGATGCAGGAGTTATACAAAATAGTAAGCTTAATACTGGTACAGATTTACTTGAAAAAGATAGTGTAGGTAATCCACAAATCAGACACTATAACCCAGTACAAGGTAATGAGATTGTATTACATACGGGTAATGGTTTAGCTGGTAGAAATATTACTACTGGTGTGAAGTATGATTTTGCTGTTACTAAAAGTTTAGGTTCTATATTTGGATGGGCTTCTTATAATAGATATGCTGGAGCTACTAAATATTTAGCATTGAATACTACAGCAGGTTCAACTGACTGGTTGGCTATGTTTAACGATACAGAACCAACAGAAAGCACATTTACTTTTGGTACAGATAGCTGGGTAAATACAAACGCAGTTCAATACATAACATACGGATACGCTGAAACAGCTAATACGAAAATCGTTAGCTATCAAGGTACTGGTGCAGTAGGTAATGTAGTTGACTTAGGTATGGATATGACTGTAGCAGGTGCTAAGGTTATTATTAAGGGATTGACGAATGTTAGTTCTTGGACTATGATTGATACAGTCAGAGATGATGGTAGATATTTATATGCTAATACATCAGCAGTAGAGATTCCTTTCGACCACATAGATTTCACTAGCACAGGTTTTGTTACTAAAGTTGGATTAGATGCACAGGTTAATACAGCAGGTGTAACCTATATGGTAATAGCCTCAACTCCTTACTACGCTCAACCAACTGGCGGTAAAGAGCTAACATTCAATAGCGGTATCTCAGTAGTTGGAGCAGATGGTAAAGTAGACAACGCTTTTAAAACTGCAAACTTAACTACTACTGCATCAGCACTTCTAGATGTTGGTACTGGTAACGCAAATACAAAGCAATACTTATTCGTAGACGCTAAAACTGGTGTACAGTCGGCTTCTGAATTTCCTATCAACTCAGGAACAAATAGAGCTAAGGCAGATACATGGGGTGTTGATGTTGTAGATGCAAGTGGAACAGTTACTCATAAGACAACTGCTAGACATGGAAGCCCTGAGAGTGAAACTGGTTTTGTTAGTGCTAGTAGTACCTACTTAAATGTCGGACTACCACACAGAGCATTCGATGATACTGACTCGCTAAATGATTGTTGGCTTTCTATTGTCGGCTCTTTCTCAGCTAGTGTTGGAGATGAGTCAATCTACTATGATTTAACACAAGATAGACTGCCTGTTTCATTTAGATATAAAACAAGGAATGAGCCAACCGAATTAGCAGGTGGACAAGTCGTTGACTTCACAGTAGACTTTAGTAATGATGATGGGAAAACTTGGACTTCAATGTTAACTAAAGTTAATACAACTCAAATCACATCGACTAACACTTGGAGTGAGCTGTTTGACTTAACAACTCTAGCACAAAAAACTAGAAAACTTAGAGTAAGAACGACTAAAAATGGAGGCTCAAATTATATAGCCTATGGAGAAATCGAATTCAAATTCGCAATCTCAGATGAACCATACATTAACGTACAAGAGAACAAAGTCTTAGATAGCTCAGACCTACAAGAAAACAGAGTAATGTTAGGTCATGTATTAGTTGATAGTACAGAGAGCCTACACAGCTTAGTAGAGTATCCTATTAATGAAGCTCATAGTAATGGGTTTACTGCTCATGGTAATGTTAAGTTTAAAGAGGGTATAGAGGGGGTTAATCAGTGTACTGCATGGGTTAAATTTGATGGTACAGCCACACCACCTAGAATTCATGATAGCTATAATGTGGCTGCTGTTGCTAGAACCGCCACAGGTTTTTTTGACATATACTTAGAATCTAAGCTTTCTGTAGATAGAGCCTCTACTGTATCAGTAATGGAGAACGCGTCTATTATTGGAGGAGGGGCAGTAGGGTCTACAGAATATTTACAAAAGGTAAGCCTTATAAATTACGCTGGCACATATGGTAACTATGATAATGTTTGCCTACAAATATTTGGAGGTAAGAAATAATGTGGATAGATAGAAATGAAGATGGCTCAGTAACAGTATGTGATACACAGTTTAGTGATACAGCAATAGAGGTAGATAGTTTACCAGATGAGCAAGAGTTCTTAACATGGACTCTTGGAGAACCTTTACCAGTAGTTGATGCTAGCAAGCAAGCAGAATCACAACGTGTACAAGCAAAAGATGATAGAGATACAGCTTTACAATCAAGCACTTATTCTTTAGCAGATGGTAGCGAGTATCAAGTAAGACCACAAGACCTATCAAACTTTCAGATAACTATTGATGGTGGAGTTAGTGAGGAGTGGGTACTAGCTGATAACACTATTAGATTAACTACTGTTGCTGAACTGCAAGAAATACTAATTGCAGGTATCGCACAAGGTAAAGCAGTTTGGGCTGATTATAAAACTACTATCGGAGCGTTGTAATGAGCAAAAACAATCATTGCACTTGGTTTCCTGAGAGATGGGCTAAGTGGGTAAAGTGGTACAAGTGGGAGTTATTCCCTATTGGTGATTTATGTTGTAAGATACATGATGAGAATTGCAGTACAACTAAGTTCAATAAGTGCCTAAGAGAAAACAAAGCAGTAGGCGGTTTACTTATTACACTTGGTGGGTTAATAGGCTGTATGGTAAGATATCCACTACTAATGATTAAAAAGGTACTTTGATGAGTCAAATGAGCGTAATAGTTTCAATAGTTGCAATAGTTGTTATAGTGATAGTTGTTGTTAGTGATCTATATTTTATTTATAAAGATGGGATAAAATGAAAACAATATACAAAGACATACTAAGATACATCATACTATTATTAGTATCCGTATTTATGGCATACGTTATCGTAGAAGCTCTTTCTTTTGCTTATGAAGCTAAGAAGCTAAGTGGAACTATTGCAGGGCTTATAGGCTCTATTATAGTGCCTACTGTGGGTGCATGGGTATTTATGCTTAAATGGTTCTTCCAAACAAAGGCTGAATGATGGATAGAATTCTAAAACCAATAGTGATTATACTGGTACTATTTTTAGGTTTTGTAGCACTTATAGGCTCTTATAGAGTAATATCTATATATGATGAGTATGTAGCACTTAAGTTACAAGCAGAAAGTATTAATAAAGAAGTTAATAGGTATAAGAACTTATACGAATTATCTGAGAGTGGTTGCCAAGAAAAGATAGATAAAGCAGTAAAAAGAGAAAAGGACTTACAAGATGCAAAAGATAAACTTAATAACCCTGATGGTGGTATCGTTACTTTGCCTATCAGGGTGCGTGACTAAACATCATTTAGCTACAGAGATGGTAGGCTGTGAACAGTTTAAGCCTATTGAATTACCAAAGATGGAAGATTGGAAACTAGAGCCTGTAGGTATGCTAGACGTAATCGACAAAAACGTATCAATGGCTGTTATGTATAGAAATTTAAGTAAGACAGGCTTAGGTAGTCATTCATATAAAAATGCTTCAATAATGGATAATAACATAGTGTATGCCATTTATGAATATCTAGGATATTTAATTACTGAGATCGAAGCTCACAATATTAAAGCTAGAGAGGAAATAGCAAGAAAGGAATTGCAAAAGAGTAAAGCTTTAAATAAATAAGTTATGCTAAAATGTTCTAACAAAATAAAATAGGGTTTTCATAATGACTGAATGTAGTGATGATGATAAAAAAGCTTTTTACCAACTCATAACTACAGTACATAACATTGTGGAAAAACTAGAGAGTCACGAAGAAAGGCACTGCTCTATGGAAAATAGAGTAGGTTGTAATGAGCGTGAATATATCCCTGCTGCTAAACAAGCGGTAGAAGCTCATGCAATGGTTCATCAAATGAAAGTAAGTGAGGGTGAAGTGAGAGCAGAACTAGAAGCACATGGGAATATGCTTGAAATGCTTTTAAGCAGAAACTTAACTAAAGACCAATCAGATGAAGAATTTAAAGAAAAGCTTTTTACTAGACTACATAAGATAGAGGTATTCGTAGCAGTCAATAAGTTTATAGGCGGTGCTTTTGTTCTTATAGGCTTACCTCTTATTACATGGCTAATCAGGAATGATATCAGCGAGAAAAAGATCCCCCCTGCTACAAACAACGATAAAACAGTCAAGGTTAAGAAGTTCAAAAAGGATAGCTAATGCACTACTTTTCAATAAAAGAACGCTCATGTAATTGTTGTAATGAACTTAATGACAATGAAACGCTTATAGATTTAATGAATAAAGCTAGAGCAAGGGCAGGTATTCCATTTATAGTAACCTCTTGGTATAGGTGTAAGGCTCACAATGAGTCAATAGGTAGCAAAAGTACATCAAGCCATGTATCAGGGTTAGCTGTAGATATCGCATTTAAAAATAGTGTAGATAAATTTACTATTATGAAAGCACTTATTAATACAGGGTTTGAGCGTATAGGGATTAATGAAAAGAAAAAGTTTATCCATGTAGATATAAGCATGGATAAAATTCGTCCTGTGTTATTTAGCTACTAATCCTAGTAGCTTCAAACTCAGCTATCATCTCAGCTTCTTTATCCGTATAAGCTCTTTGAACTATAACATCAGACTCTTTAACTTTAGGTTCAAGGCAGTTAATAACATTATCACTTAATGCCATTACAACTCTTTTACCTTTCTCAGGCTTAGATATAGTCTTATACTGCTTTTTAGCAGGTGTTTTAGCTTTCTTAACCTCTTGCTTAGGTTTAACCTCTTTAGGCTTTCTAGGTGCTTTACCTTGTGAGAAATTCCACTCTCTCTTTAAGCAACTTTGAGAGCAATACTTTTTAGTAGTGTAAATAGTTTCAAAAGACTTATTGCAATCCCTACAAGCACAAGTTTTTTTAGTTAGCAACTCAGCTCGACGTTTGATCTTCTTTTTTTCTACAGCACTATTTCGTCTACAAAACTCACTACAGTAAACCATAGGTCTAACACTTGTATTATGGAATTCATGTTTACAAGTAGGGCAGGTTTTTAAATCAGGGTTTTCAAGTCGTTTCTGTTTTTCTGCATCTCTTTTAGCTTTTAACACATCTTTCCTTTTTTGATAATATTTGAGATGCTTTTTATCTGCTGCATCTCTTATAGCTTTTTGTTTATCGTTACATGATCTACTGCAATACTTCTTTTTTCTGTTTGATGTAAATTCATTATTGCATTCTGTATATGCACAAATCATTCATATTCCTTTATTCTATTATTAATCATATTCATCTTGTTTAAACTCATACCCTCACCTGATTTAGAAGCAGTCCTAAGTCTGCTAAAATCTGCATCACCTAACCTTAAAGCGTTTCGTATTTGTCTTTCTGAAAGGAACGAAAAACTATCACCAAAATCTGAAAGGGCTTGTAACGTGTCTTTAGCTAAAAGCGACACAGGAGTATCTACAAAAGCGTTTCGCAACTGGTTCTTCTTAGTTTCAGTCTTTGGTTTAACAGTTTCTTTTGTAACTACTAAAGCGTTTCCACGTAGGATAATTATTGACTTAACCTGTGCAATTAATATCATTATAAGCATTAACCCCTCAACGATAATATTAAGTAAAATTACAGGCTTGGTTTTAGTTACATTGTCTGCATCTCCATTTAATATCACTAAGGTATCTAAAGACTTTTGAGTAGTTTTCCACCAGTCCATTTTATCATCTGCTATTCTATTGAGAGTTTTATTTACTGCATCTATCGAACTACTTTTAGCTTCTATCTTGCTAATATCAGCCCAAGCTTCAATGCTACCTTTAGATAGATGAAATAGTGAAGCACATATAACTACAACACTAAGTAAAAATGCAGTACCCGTATCTTTTTTATACCAAAATAATAATGATGCAATTTCAATAACTGGTGAAACTATCCACCCTATCCAACCATTAGACATGGCTAACCAAAAATTAATAGAGTGATATTGAAGAATTACAAATGCACCAATAATAATGATCAATGATACAGGCTTCATGATTTATATTCCCACTTAAATGGCTTTTCCTTAATCACTTTACCACTACAAAAAGCGTGAATACTACTAGATGCAATTCCAGTAGCCCTACTTGCTTCATTTATAGAATGGTATTCTGCCATAAAAATATCATCATTAGAGTATTGAATAACAGATAAGCTATCTTTATTGTTTATGCCTAACTTTCTATCACTATGATGTTTGTCTTTATTTTCTTTCCAAGTCATTATTTGTATATTACTAAATGAATAGCCTTTGTAATCATCTATCCTATCTACAGATGGAACTTTCATTTTATCATACCCACTTATAACCCACTTGCTATGCAATTCATGAAATAAGTCTAAAGACATAAGCCAAGATTCTAATTCATTTTTTGTGTACTCAGGAAAGCTATGCCCTCTCATCTTAGAAGCATCTCTTTGGTGATAGTATATCTTACTAATTAGACCGATTTTAGTCCTTCTATAAGCTTTAGATTGTATATTTACACAACCCCTACATATCGTTTTGTTTCGATAAAATTCATTAGTATCTTTACTTACTTTACAACGATTACAAATTTTAAACTTCTCCTCCATCTTGTACTCCTTTATTAGTCAGTAAGTTTATGAAGCACAGCTAAGTCAAGAGCTACTGGCATAATGTAGCTATACCAACTAACAGCACCACCTAAATAATGTAGATCACATAATGTTAAAATCATACTAAGCATTATTTTTACCTTGTTTTTTTTCCCACGTCTTAACAGTATGTTCTACCATACCCTTAACTGTTCTACCCTCAGCCTTACACATAACCTTAAATCTATCTCTAAGGTCTACATTTACGATTAAATAGCGTTCATCTTTCTTGCTCATTTTATTCCTTTAAATTTAATTTCAGTAAAATAGTAACAATAATACGCTTAAAGGAAAGTTAAAGGTTTTCATGTTACAATACCTCATCTAATTTAAAGGAGATACACAATGAGTAAAGAAAAAAAAATGACAGCGAGTGAGTTGTTTATGTATTGGTTTGGAGGGAGTAATAATGATCGATAAACAAAGAGAGCTTTTAGTTAAACCATTCCATGAAAATGAAGTAGAGTGGAGAATTCAATCAAGTGGTATTACTAAAGATGGTAAGCCTTGGGCTATGGCTTTATGCTATACAACAAATAGAGGTGTTATGAACCGCTTTGATGAGGTGTTTGGCATCGGTGGCTGGGCTAATGAATTTAAACCTACTCCTACTATGCAAGGTACTTTATGCGGTATTAGCTGTAGGTTTGGTGATGAATGGGTTACTAAGTGGGATGGTGCAGAAGATACAAAAGTAGAAGCTACAAAAGGTGGTTTAAGTTCATCTATGAAACGTGCTGCTGTTCAATGGGGAGTAGGTAGATATTTATACTCTCTTGATGTTGGCTGGGTAGTTGTAGTAGATAATAAGACAGCTACTTCTAAAAGTGCTAAGGTTAAAGGATTAGATGGTAAAGATGTTTGGTTCAACTGGGAAGCACCACAGTTGCCAAACTTTGCACTACCTATCATGAATAGCCAAATTAAAGTTATACATGATGAAGCTATTAATACTGGTACTTTAATAGAAGATATTGAAAGTGCTTTTAATATAAGCGACTTACATAATCTTACTAAAGAAGATGGGTTAAGCATTATTCAATCACTTAGTAAAAAAGAAAAGTTATCTGATGAAGATAGAGAAAAGTTTATTGAAGAATTAAAAAAGGATAAGTAATGAACACTTGGGAAATTACCAAAGAGATTGAGGAATTAAGAACCCTCTCTCTTGTAGAAGAATTTGATGAAGACACAGGTGAATTGATTGATAATTCTAAAGAGCTTCAAGAGTTGCTTAATGAACTTAACATTAAACGTGATGATAAGCTTATTGGTATTGAGTATATTAAGCGTGAGTATCAATCTATTAACGATACAATAGATGCTGAGATGAAGCGTTTAAAAGATCGTAAAGCTAAGTTTGATAAGCATATAGAAAAGCTTAGTAACTTAGAGGAGTTTTTGCTTAATGGTGAAAAAGTCGAAACTGATCTATTTAGTTTCAGCTTTAGAAAGTCCACAAGTGTTAATGTAGATGATGTTAATATTGCTACTATTAAAGGCAAATACGTTCAAGAGAAAACAACTTTTTCAATTAAGAAAGCTGATGTTAAAAAAGCATTGCAAGATGGTGAAGAAATAGAGGGAGCGTTTCTAGAAACAAAACAAAATTTACAAGTAAAATAATGGCTATCAGAACATTAAATCAAAATAACTTTTACTATGCGTTTATAACTGATGTACATAAACAAGCACTAGAAAAGCATATCACAGTAGAGAATATGGATTATATGCGAAATGGGTTTAAAGAGTTGGATAGTAATTATCCTAGGAATTATCAGGTATCTACTATGGCAATAAAGCCTATAAGTTCAGCAGAACTAACTACTAAAGAAATGGTAGACCATATAGAATTTATAACTAAATTCGTATGGGAAGTAGCACAAATAACACCACGCTATGTAGAAGATGAATGGCAACGCTTGTTGAGCCAAGCACACGCTTAAACAATTAGCAATGCCAATAAGTCTAAAAATAATATAGGAGTATGAAAAATGTTTAACAAAATAATTCTAGTTGGTAATCTCACAAGAGATATTGAACTTAAATACACAAATGGTGGTACAGCTTTAGCAAAAACAGCTATTGCTACTACTCGCAAGTTTACCTCAAATGGTGAGCGTAAAGAGGAAGTATGTTTTGTAGACATTACTTTCTTTGGTAAGTCAGCAGAAATTGCTAATCAGTACCTAAGAAAAGGCTCTAAGTGTTTAGTTGAGGGTAGATTGATGTTTGAACAGTGGACAGATCAAGCAGGGCAGAAACGCTCTAAGCATAGCGTAACAGTTGAAAGTATGCAGATGTTAGATAATAAGCCTGATAGTCAAGGTCAGCAGCCACAATCACAGCAGCAAACACAATACACGCCACCAACTGAAACTATCCCACAAGATAATGTAAGTGATACACACCCTAATCAAGGTAGTTTAATACCTGAGTTTGACATCGATGAAAACATTCCTTTTTGATTTGACATTAAAGCAAACTACGCTATACTAACGAGTCAGCTTTCTCTCTCTAAGTTGTACTCCTTTAAAGTCGTTCCCTCTTGGGTTCGACAGAATATTGTTAAAGAGCATTATATAAAGTCAAGTTAAGCAAAGGTTCGTCCAGTACCTAGTAGACGCTTGATTTTATATAGGGCTTATAGATTTACTGAAACTGGACACTTCAATTAAATCTCCCTAAATTATTATTGTCTGAAAGATAACATTATGGCAGAACGTAGAATGTTTACAAAGAAGATTACAGAGAGTGATGCTTTTTTAGATATGGCATTATCAACACAAGCACTATATTTTCATTTATCTATGGGTGCAGATGATGATGGGTTTGTTAATAGCCCAAAGAAAACATCACGCATGATAGGTGCAAGTGATGATGAGCTAAAAATATTATTTGCTAAAAAGTTTATCATTGGTTTTGATAGTGGCATTATAGTAATTAAACATTGGAAGATGCACAACTACATTCAAAAAGATAGATACAAACCTACAACACACCATGATGAGATGGCTATTTTAGGTATTAAAGATAATAATGTGTACACTATGGATACAGATTGTATACAAGATGTACGCTTAGGTAAGGTAAGGTTAGGTAAGGATAGTCAAGGTAAGGCAAGTCAAGGCGATATAGTCGAGCAAAAAGAACACATAGGTTTTATCGATGACGTTAAAAACATAATAGATCATTTAAACATGGTTATAAAATCTAAGTACAAACACACAAGCAAAAAGACTAAAGACCTTATACGAGCTAGATTTAATGATGGATTTAGTGTAGATGACTTCTTTCACGTTCATTTAGTAAAAGCAGCGGATTGGATAAATGACCCAAAGATGAAAAAATATCTAAGCCCTGACACGCTTTATAGCAATAAGTTTGAGAAATATTTAAACCAGCCACTATCAAACTATGAAAAAGCAAAGCTTATACAGATACAAACAGGTAAGACTATGACTGAGATTATGGAGAATTTATCATGATTGAATTAGTACAAGACATAAAATCATTGCTAAATATTCAAGGTGGACTATTTATTGAACAAGCTATAGAGGATTATTTATCAGATATAGACCCTAAAGATTATAAAGACTTTTTCAGAGAGTTAAGCGGTGATAAGTTCGCATATAAAACTGGCATGGATCGAGTAGCAATAGTAAGTGCATCATTTAACGAGCGTAAACGTGCCTTATTAAACCGAAATGTTAAAACTAAGGCAAATGCTTTAGCCGATAAGCTTTATGCCCTTAAGATGCAAGTACAGGACAAATACGAGCATATTAAGTATGGTGATATAAAGATGAATAACGAAAGGTATTTTAATAATGCTGAAATGATGGTTATAGAAAAGCTTGATATGAATAGAATGATGAAAGAGATCGATACTATGAGCTTACAAGACAGCGTAAACAGAATTAACGAAGTCATGGAACGTATCAATCAGGCAACAGTTGAGGGTTTAGCACTTTCACTAAACGATAAGAAGCTATTAAAATAAAGGAATTATTATGAGCAGTCAAGAATATAGACAAAAGAATTTAAAAGATATGCAATCTTGGTCTTTAGATAAAAAGATAAACCATACACTGAAAAGAATTAGAGAGTTTTATGAAACACAAGAGGGGAAGGTGTATATTGCTTTTAGTGGAGGAATTGATAGTACAGTTTTACTAGATTTAGTTAGAAGCTTATACCCTGATATTACTGCTGTTTTCAGCAATACTACAAATGAGTATGTAGAGATTTTAGAATTTGTACGGACTATTAAAAACTGTATTGAGGTTAATCCTAAAATGACATTTAATGAAACTGTTAAAAAATATGGGTTTCCTTTAGTTAGCAAAAAAGTAAGTAGGTCAATCACAGATTTAAAAAATCCTACTGAAAGAAATAAAGCAACTATAAACCTTTATCTAACAGGGATAAAAAGAGATGGTACAAAATCTAAAAATTTTAAACTTGCAAAAAAATGGATACCACTAATTGATGAGCCTTTTAATATAACTAATAAATGCTGTGATGTATTAAAAAAAGAGCCAATGAATAGATACCAAAAAGATACAGGGCTATTTCCAATAATTGGAACACAAGCAGAAGAAAGTAATCAAAGAAAACAATCGTGGGTTGAAACTGGGTGTAATTCTTTTGATGGTAAAGTTCAATCAAAACCATTAAGTATATGGACTAAAAAAGATATATGGGATTATCAAAAGAGATTTAATCTACCATACGCAACTATTTATGATGACATAATAGATAGTGATGGAAATATACTTATTGAGGGAGAGAAAAGAACAGGCTGTGCATATTGTGCTTTTGGTGCTCACTTAGAAAAAGGTACTAATAGGTTTCAAAGACTTTCTTTAAGAAAACCTAAGCAATTTAAAAAAATGATGGCACTAGAAAACAATGGTGTTAAGTTTGAAACAGCATTAAACAAAATAGGGGTTAGAGCTAGAATAGAGAGAACATTATTTAGTTAAGGAACATTAATGAGTGTAAGAAAAGATTTAACAGGCATAATATACCACGCATGGATGGTAGAGTCTTATGCGTACAACGTAAAAACTCATGCTTATTGGAACGTGATCTGCAAATGTGGAAGCGAACACGTATTAGATGGATGTACGATTAGAAACAATACAGCAGCTAAAAAATGTGAACAATGCAAAAGGTATGGCAATTAATGAAAAAAATAATATTACATTTATGTGCAGACTTAGGGAGTGATAGCAGATATTACCAGTTAGACGATGATTATGAAGTTATCATGGTAGGAGAAAAAATAGGTGTTGAGAATTATATACCACCTGATAATGTGCATGGAGTTATTGCTAATCCACCATGTACAGAATTTAGCACAGTTAAGTGCTTCACCCACATAGGAGATTTAGAAAAAGGCATGGAGCTTGTAAATCATTGCTTAAGAATTATAAATGAATGTAATCCTGAGTGGTATGTGATAGAAAACCCTGCAAAGGGTAGAT